ACACTATCTCTCGTTAAAACCCAAGGATAATAAGTTGCAGTATAGTTTGAATCTAAAACTAAATCCTCTAATCTGTCTACAGCTTCTTGAGGATAAACTAAATCCAATTGGTCACCAGTTGTCGGTGTGAACAAGTTATAATCTGGTGTTGTAACAATATATATTGAGTCAGCTCTTTCAAACTCAATCATTTCTATTGCTTCTTCGACAAGATTACTATTGTTGTAATAGTCAATACCAGGTGTTACAAAAACATTGATATTCACTGCTTCAGGATTTTCAAATGTTTTTTGACCCAACAAGTAAGCATAGTAGTCTGTGTTTGCATAACTTTGAGTGTTATCACCAACACTAATTTGTTTAAACGCACCCCAACCAGAAGCAGCAGGATATTTAGTGGAACAAGTTGGTGAAGCACCTTTTAAATAACCTGATTTACCAATTACGAATCTATCTCCGTTTGTTCTGTACTCCCTATATATATCCCATCCATCAAAACCACCTGAACATAAAAGTGAGAACTTACGAGCATTCAATCTGTAGTATTGATTGTCTTCATCAGTAGGATCCGTTGTGAATGGTGAAGCACCAACAAAGAATTCTGGTGTACCACTAGTTATGAATGCACCTTGGATAGTAATACCACTTGCATTAACATCCATATGATAACCTTTAGTTTTGTAAGACCAATCATCACCAGTTGTATCACAAGCCACATTCAATGGTAATTGTTTACCTTTATATCTAAACATATCAACATCAATACCTATTGTATCAGATATACCTAAATAAGTTGATCTAACTTTATCACCAGCACTCGTAACAGCATCATCAGCACCTGAACCTGAACCGAAAGGTGGATTGAACACTACTTCACCAGCAAAATCGTACTTAGTTTTATATGGTGGGAAAGGTGACCTTGCATTGTCATATTGTCTAATTGTATAACCCTCAAATCCACAAGGTAAAGCATCAATTGGTGCATCGGGACTCATCTCAATCATTATGTATTTTGAATTGAGTTGATACTCCCCATCACTTGTACCAATTCTTTGTGCTATGAAGTTGTTTTCATTCGGGTTCATTGCCAAATTAGTAAAGGATTCTAAAACCACTGGATTTTGGTCAGTGTCAAAGAAATTTCTTACAACAACATCGAATGTGCCATTATTGAATGAAATGTTTCTGATTGATATTTTTACTTCAGTATTAGCCGAATCACCATCAGCAATTGTGATGAACTTGAATAATCTGAAAACTTTATTACCTCTCAATTCTGAAACTAACCAAGGTGAAGAAGGTGATTGATATTGTTCCAAATACCAAGCAATAGATGTAGTATCAATACCTTGTCTGGCATCGGGTAAAGCTATCAAATCACAATTTAAACCTCTTATATAACCTTTTCTATAAGCATAACTTAGAAGTGTATTGAATTCCTCCTCAACGAAAAGTGGTGTAGTTGTTCTAGGTTTACTGAAGTTAGTTTTTCCAAATACCTTACTTAAGTATTTAGGGTCAGAATTAGTGAACGAAGTTTCGAAGAAGAAGTTATCACCATCCTTGTTAGTAACATTAAGTCCAAACGTTGCGTATGGGTTTTTAGTTACAGCTGAATAAGTACCTGAACAATTCATTGAAACATCAGTCAAACCTGAAACTTCATATATTGCACCATTATCAGCAGAACCATAGTTTGCAATACCTCTTGAACGGAATGTTGCAATAACTAAATCATCATAGTCAGTAAATGATGTACCTGTGTAGATGTAAATGTTACCCGTTATTGAACCACTATAACAATTAGTAACTACACCAGGATTAAATGTTCCTGTATTTCCTGTTGAACATAGATTACAAGGATCATCTATAGTTACGTTTATAGTCCAACTATTAACAACTGAACCATCACCTGATGTCAATGTATATGTCTGAGTTAAAGCACTAAAATTAACATTATTTGTTATAGCACTTGTAGTACCAGTAGATGTGGAACTTGTTACACCAGTTGTACAAGCACTGAATACAACAGTCATCGCTGAATAATCAGATGTCTGTGCTGTTGCAGGTAAACAAACATTTATTGTATTAGTATTGTAGTTAATTGAACCAGTCACTGTACTTATCGTTGCTGAACTAACCGCATATGTGTAGAAGGAAGCACAACTTGAAGCTGATGTTGTAAATGCAAAAGTATCAACAACACTATAAAAAGAATAACCACTATATTGAGTATTACCTATGTTATCAAATGTTGCATAATACCAAGTATCATTAACAGGGGCTGAATAATTTGCTAAGTTCGAACTTACGTTATCTACACCGAACACATTTGTTTCTGAAGTATAACCAGTTAAAACAGTGTCATAAGTTCCACCTGATATTGTACCAAAATAATAGATAGATGTAGCAGATGTTGATGGTGTGGTTACTACACCTAAAAGCTGGTTCTTTAGGTTAGTGTTTATTGTTGATGTTGAACCATCAAATAACTCATATGTAGCATAAAAATCATTTGATAAAAGATCTGGAATAGAACTTGTAAATCCAATAGAACCCAAACCACTTGTACAACCAGTAAATGTTATCGTGTAACTACTTACAGCAAATTGTGTACATTGTGTAACACAACTGACAGTTAATGAGTTTAAACATTTGAACCCTACGGTTGTTTGGTCTACATTAGCTACAGTTTTGATTGACCAAGAAGGACCTGCATCATAACCTGACAGACCTAATATTCTTGTTACAAATAATTGATTTGATTGTTGTAAATACGCTTTGGCAATATATGCCGCTTCATATTTAGGAATTTGTGTATTCACAAATTTTTCTGGTGATGTTTCACCGAAATAAGTTGAGAATTCGTCAAAATTGGTGATAAAGATTGGTTCAAATGCTGGACCTTTAATAGTCTCACCCACGATACCAAGTGTTGTAACACCGACACTTTGAGAAACAAAACTTAAGTCAACCTCTGAAGTGTAAACACCAGGAGATACAAAAACTTTATTGCTTGTTGCCATTTTTTTTTATTTAAATAATTTATTTTTTTTTATAAATATTACAGAAAACCACAAAAAACTTGTCACGTTGATAAGTATTGTAAATTGAGTAGACTATTTTCTACCTTTTTTCTACTATGAATAAAGAGGTCAAAAAAATAAAAAATTTAAAGATATCATTAGAGGTTCACAACATACTTAAGGGATATTGTGAAAAAAATGGAATCAAGATGTACAGATTCTTAGAGAGACTTATATTGGAAAAGTGTAAGGAAAAAAAAGATATCTACGGAGATCTTTAAATTAAGGTATTATTTAATTTAATGATTGATGGTTCTAATGGATTATTTTTGACAACAACAAATTTTACAGTATCATTTGTGTTGATTTGTAAATTTGATAAATCATTACCATAAAAATCATTATTAATAAAAACACTATAGGTACTAATATTTTGAATATCGGCAATTTGTACATCAGCGGTGTACTCAATCTTTTGCTGGATTATATCTGTCCCAATTGGTATTGTTAAATCTAAGTCATATTTAGATGAAATAGTTTCAATTTTTCTTTGTCTTTTTATTTTTCTTTCATCAACTTCTAAGACTTGCAATAATCTATTAACTGCGGGTGTAACTGTAAATTCATTTTCATCTATTAAGAAACCCATCATTAAGAATTCGTAACTTTGGATATAGTATCTTCTCTTTTCAACATCCATAACTGACTCGTCAGAAATATTGGTCATTTTGATTGGAATATAATGTCCTTTAATTACCTGATAGGCTTGTAACGATGAAAACTTTTCAATTACAATTTTATTGAATTGATTAAGTTCACGCATTCTATTACAAACTATTTTTACTTGGAACGTAATATCCACAGGTACTGGTTGTGGTATCCTATACACATCAATACCCGACCTTTGACCATCCCAAGTAGGAACTTGAGCGTAAAAATATTGTCTTCTATTCGGAATAGTATAAAGTATTGCGGGATTCGTACCATACTTGACTTCAGGAACTCTTACTATTGTTATAAAAGGTGGTTCAACATTCTTATCTAAATTTTGGAAATCCCAAGTTTGTGTAAATTGAATCCAGTTCTGAGTTGTCATTAATACATCAATAGTTGGAACTAATTTACCCTCAACAACTAACTTCAATTCGTCTTTAACAAAATCTAAAAAACCACCATCCAAATCAGCATGTAAAATTGATTTTGGTAAGAATGTACCATTTTTATTAATTTTATCAACAAGCTCTTGTCTTCTAGGAAGAAGAGTTTTGGGGTCAGTCAGTTGTATGTTTTTCTTAATTTTCTTAGGTAACGGCATAAATCTAAATTTTCTTATAATCCTCTAAACTCATTATCAACAACAGCTGAAGCCATAATTGTTCTATAATATGGTTTGTATCCTGCGTAATTATGTTTATTATCTGAAACAACCCTCCCATCGTTGTTAACAACATAATATCTTATTCTACTTTCTGTTTCATAATATCCCAAGTAGTCACCATAACTTATATCGACACCTAATTCGTCTAATTGTCTTTGATATAATGAAAGTTTCATATTACCAGGTTCAAATTGATTAATTTTACTATTTCCAATATTTTTATTTTCAGGTGCCATAATTTGAACATACCCCTTCAACTCAACTGGGGGTAAAAACTTGATACCATCTTGTAGTGCCTCTCCGTATACATCATCAGTTTTGGTTTTCATTCTATCAACACGATACAGAACCACAGTGAAATTCATATCACCATATAACCATTCTTCACCGATGGATAAATCTAAATTGTAATCTTCAGCACCAAAAAATTTACCAATTCTTGTTATGGGAACTCTGTTTGTCATATTGATAAATATTTAAGGTTTAACTATTTTTAATATAAAACTTGTTTTGAGTTTATCAGGTAAAACAACTAATCTAATTGAACAGAGAGCTATTGACATCCTTAATGAATATTTGGGACATAATAATTATATACTTAAATTAAAACACCTCAAAGAAACTAACAAAAAGTTTTATCCGACTCGTTCACAAGCTGAATATATTATTAATTATAATTCAGTTGAACCAAAGGTTGCAAAAAAGTGGGTTAATATCGAACCTTACTTCGCAAAAAAAATAGCTGATGAAAAAAATATGTTGGTTGTACCCACAGACGTATGGGTTGATAAACTTTTGGTCGATAAAGACAAATCCTATCATATTTGGGGTAAGTTTAACACTGGTGATACTTTAACTGATATGTGGTTACCAAAAGCTGCATTATTAAAAACACACAACACGATAGAGGTTAAAATAGATTATACAAAATATAGTCATAGACCTCCACTTGAACACCAAAGAATCGCAATAGAAAAATTGGTCGGAAGTAAAAGATTTATTTTAGCTGACGATATGGGACTTGGAAAGACAACTAGTACCATCATTGCAGCATTAGAAACTGATATCAAAAAGATTTTA